ACAAACAAAGCTAAAGAAGTTATAGAACTTATCTTAACCAGAGCAACACTAGAGAAAAGATTAACTGCCTACTATGTAGGACTTGTTGAACTTAGAACTAGTATGAACTGGAAAGAAAATGTATTACACGGACAACTCAATCAATGTGTAGCTAGAACAGGTAGACTATCTTCTAGTAAACCTAATCTGCAAAACTTTGACGGAGAAATTAAACAACTATTTGGGAGTAGATATGCTGTTACAAGCTGATGCAAAAGCTTTGGAATGGGTTTGTGCAGCATATTTATCACAAGATCAAGTAGCATATAAGGAGATATGGGATGGAACTGATCAACACACAGATAATCAACTTCGTTTTGGGCTACCTTCTCGCCTTATTGCTAAGACCTTTGTCTTTCGGCTTATCTATGGTGGTTCTGCTTATAGTTATGCTAACGATCCTAATTTCACAGATGTAAGTAAACAAGAAACCTTCTGGCAAAATGTCATTGAAGAATTCTATAAAAAATACTCTGACCTAGGTAAATGGCATAAACAAATTGTAGAACAGGCAACAAGGGATAGGCAATTAACTATGCCTACAGGACGGGTTTATAAGTATGAGCCAGAAGTAAAGTATGGCAAAGCCAAGTGGCCACGCACTAAGATTCTTAACTACCCTGTTCAGGGTCTTGGTGCAGACCTAATGGCTATAGCAAGAGTGTCTTTAAGTAACAGACTTAAGGATATGCAAGGTGTCAAACTAGTGAACACTGTACATGATTCAATTATACTTGACTTTAATGAAAAGATATGCGATAATAATAGTATAGTAGCAATAGTTGATAAATGTTTTACGGATATCCCATTGAACTTTAAGAAGTTATTTGGGGTAGATTTTAACCTTCCCATGAGGGTCGAATGTCAAATTGGACCTAACTGGGGTAACATGGAGATAGTGAATGTTAATTAATATTGTAGATGTAGGTGCACCAAATACTCATGCAGCTAAGAATGGTCGATCATATCAATCAATCGAAGTTACATACAAAAATGAACAAGGTCAGACACAGTCTAAAAAACTAATGTCTTTTAGTAATCCAACTGTGTTTAACCATATTAGAGATTTAACTAAAGGTGATGCACTTAATGTAACAACTGAAAAAGATGCTAATGGCTATTGGCAATGGACTGGTATCGGAGGAGATAATACTGTGGCAGAAACTAAACAAGCAACACCAGCAACAGGTGGTAGAGTTACAGGTTCTAATTATGAAACTAAAGAAGAAAGAGCACAACGTCAAGTGTATATCATTAGACAAAGTAGCATTTCTTCAGCAGTAGAATTATTAGGTCAAGGTAAATCTGTTGATGAAGTTATTGCAACTGCTAAACAATTTGAAAACTATGTGTTTAGTAAATCAACAGGTATTGATGCAATTAATGAACTAGAAGATGATATTCCACTATAATGAGAGCTCTTATTGATGCTGACATAGTAGCGTATAGGGTTGCCTGTACGCTTCAAGAAGATGATTCTGAAGAATTTGCTTATGCAAGAACAGAAGATTTAGTAGATTCTATTCTTGTAGCAACAGAAGCAACAGAATACAATCTTTATTTAACAGGTAAAGATAACTTTAGATATACAATATATCCTGAGTACAAAGCACATCGTCCTAAAGAAAAACCATTTTGGCTTGAAAAAATTAGACAATATCTTATTGCTACTTTTAATGCAGAAGTGGTTGACGGACAAGAAGCTGATGATGCAATGGGTATAGAACAAGCAGGAACACTTGCTTTAAATGAAATCTATAATAACATATCACCTGGTGAAGACATAGATGGTGGGCATGCTTATGCATCTGATGGTGTTTACTTTGATAAACAAGAAGAAACAGTTATTTGTTCCATAGATAAAGATCTTCTTATGATACCTGGTCAGCATTATAACTTTGTTAAAGATAAATTTATTTATATAACAGAAGAAGAGGCTATTAAAAACTTTTATATGCAGTGCTTAACTGGAGACAGGTCTGACAATATTAAAGGTATTGAAAAGATTGGTCCTAAGAAAGCTGAAAAGATTCTAGCTGGATGCAAAACAGAAAAAGAAATGTTTGATGCAGTTAGAGAAGCTTATAGTAATGATGAAGAATTTATCATGAATGCCCGCGTTTTATGGATTAGACAAATGGATGATGAAGATTGGAAAGAACGTTTTGACGAACTCATTCAAGAGTAAACTTGAAGAACAAGTCTGGAAGATTTTAAAAAGTAACTTTCCATCAGTTAAGTATGAGCCTGACAAGTTTAAATACATACAACCTGAAAAGGAAAGAACTTATATACCTGACTTTAAAACAGGTAAACGTAATATATACCTTGAAGCTAAGGGTAAATTAGATCTAGATACAAGACAAAAGATGGTGTGGTTTAGAGATACTAATCCAGAAACAACTGTAATCTTTTTGTTTATGAATCCTGATAACAAAATTAATAAAAGAAGTAAAACAACTTATTGGATGTGGGCGGAAGCCAATGGGTTTAAGTGGTTAGACTTTAGAAAGGATTGGTTAAATGATTATAAACAATTGTATACAAAACTCTGATGGGTCTCTAGACTTTGACTTTCATGTAGATGCTAATGAAGCTTCATTTTTAATGGATTTAGCTATTAAAGAATTAGTAAGACGCGGTGTATTTAGTATTGCTACAGATGTAGCTCAACAAGAACTTGATTTATTTAAAGAAGATGGAGGTATGGTATCATGAGTAAAGGAAACTCACCAGCTTTTCCGTGTCAAGATAATAACAAACAAATCTATACAGGTATGAACCTTAGAGATTACTTTGCATTAGAAGCTTTAAATAGTTTGCTTCGTGTTAAATCTTATGCAGATGTTAAGAAGTTTGCAGAAGAAGCTTATAAGATATCAGATGCAATGCTTGATGAAAGACTTAATTACAAATGAGTAAACAAAATTATTGGGTAAAGATTCGTTATGAAACAGAGATACGGGTTCATTGTCCAAATGAAAACGTAGCTAAAGATCATGCAATGGAATTATTCCTTGCTGCTTTACCTAATATTAATGCAAATGATTTAAGAATTATCCATGTAGAAACTTCTGAGGATAGAAAATGAGTAAGATACTTTTATTAGATATTGAAATGGCACCAAACGTAGCTCATGTATGGGGTATATGGGATCAAAACATTGGTCTTAACCAATTACGAGAATCATCTTATGTTATGTGTTATGCAGCCAAATGGTTGGGTGATAAGAAGATGATGTTTGACTCTGTAAAGAAATCTGGTGAAAAGAAAATGCTTGCTAGTATTCATAAATTACTTGATGAAGCTGATGCTGTTATCCATTACAATGGTAAACGTTTTGACATCCCTTCTCTTAACAAAGAATTCTTATTAAATGGTATGTTCCCACCAGCACCTTTTAAAGAAATAGATTTACTTACTGTAGCTAGAGGTCGTTTTAGATTTGTATCTAACAAGCTTGACTATGTTGCTCAATCACTAGGTTTAGGTAAGAAAACTGCTCATGAAGGGCATGAGTTATGGGTGCAATGCATGGCAGGTATCCCTAAAGCATGGAAAACTATGGAAGAGTATAACAAAAACGATGTTATCCTTCTAGAAAAGGTCTATGAACGCTTTAAACCTTGGATTAAAAATCACCTTAATCAGAATGTCATTAATGGAACTACTAATTGTTGTCCTACATGTCAATCTAAAAACGTACATAAACGTGGATTTAACATCACTACAACTAGCCGTTACCAACGTTATCAATGTCGTGATTGTGGTAACTGGTTTAGAGACGGAACTAATTTAAAACCAAAAGGATCACAGAAGCTAGTAAATATTTAATTACTACTATCATCACTTCACAAAATCCTTGCATAATTAATAAAGGCATGATATAATAATACTATGGCTAAATTTCCAGAACTAAAAAAAGCAATACAAACTCAAGTAGCAGGTACACATTACAAAAAGTATGTGATCCAACCTGTTGAGTTTATTACTAAAAATAATATTCCTTATATTGAAGGAAACATTATTAAATATATCTGTCGATGGCAAGACAAGGGTGGGGTGGAAGACTTAAATAAAGTAATCCATTACGTAGAACTATTGAAAGAACTTAAAACATAACATGACGCTTACGTTACAAGAAATAAAGGAACGACTTGCTGAAGAGTACGATGAAATTACCCTTCTTGAGGTACTAAATATAAACTCATACGACCTAGTCGATGCTTTCTTTGAACGTATAGAAGAACGTTATGAATACTTTAACAAAGAATTATCAATGAATGGAGATAGAGATTAATGCAACTTACTGACTATCAACGATTCATTCATGCAAGCCGATATGCAAGATGGCTACCTGAAGAATACCGTAGAGAAACATGGAAAGAAACTGTAGATAGATACACTGGATTCTTTAGTAATAGATTCCCTGATACCTTTCCTACTGAAGATGTAAATAAAGCAATACACAATTTAGATGTAATGCCTAGTATGAGATGTTTAATGGCAGCTGGCCCTGCTTTAGAACGAGATGAAATAGCTGGTTACAATTGTAGCTTTGTAGCTATTGATTCACCTAAAGCATTTGATGAAGTAATGTATGTTTTAATGTGTGGAACTGGTGTTGGCTTTAGTGTTGAACGTCAGTTTACTAATAACCTACCTACAATAGCGGAGGAATTTCATGAAACTGATACAACAATTAGAGTTAAAGACTCAAGAATTGGTTGGGCTAGTGCATACCGTGAACTCATTAGCTTACTCTATTCAGGAAGGATTCCAAAATGGGACACTTCAGGAGTCAGACCTGCAGGAGCTAGACTCAAGACTTTCGGTGGCAGAGCAAGCGGCCCTAAGCCTCTCGAGGACTTGTTCTCATTTACGGTACACACGTTTAAGAAAGCAGCAGGAAGGAAGCTTAACAGCTTAGAATGCCATGACATCGTATGTAAAGTTGCTGATATTGTTATTGTTGGGGGTGTGCGTAGGTCTGCTCTTATCAGCTTGTCAAACCTCACCGACGACAGAATGCGTAACGCAAAGAACGGAGAGTGGTGGCGTACTGATGTGCAACGTGCACTTGCCAATAACTCTGTAGCTTATACTGAATTACCTGATGTAGGTATATTCTTAAAAGAATGGGGAACATTGTATGACTCGAAAAGCGGGGAAAGAGGTATATTTAATAGAGTTGCAGCTACAAAGAAAGCCAGCTCTAACGGAAGAAGAGATGTTGAAGGCTTTGAGTATGGTACAAACCCTTGCGGAGAAATTATCCTGCGATCTAAAGGACTTTGCAATCTCAGTGAAATTGTCATCCGAGAGGAAGATACCCTTGCTAGTCTTAAAGAGAAGGTCAGAGTCGCAACCATTATCGGGACATTTCAATCCACCCTTACAAACTTTAGATACCTAAGGTCTGATTGGAGACGTAATCAAGAGGAAGAACGTTTACTTGGTGTAAGTATGACAGGTATTATGGATCATCCAGTATTAAGTAAACCTACTGAGGAGACAGTTAAATGGTTAACAGAACTAAGAGAACATGCAATTAACGTCAATAAGGAGTGGGCTGAACGACTTAGTATTCCTGTGTCTGCTGCTATCACTACTGTTAAACCCTCAGGAACAGTTAGTCAGTTGGTGGGTTGTTCTAGTGGCATTCATCCTGCATATAGTCAATATTATATTAGGACTGTACGGATGGATAACAAAGACCCGCTTACAGTGTTCTTTAAAGGAGCAGGTGTCCCAAATGAACCTGATGTAACTAAACCAAGTGATATTACTATATTTAGTTTCCCTCAAAAGGGTACTCAATCAGGAGTAACAAGAAATGAAACAAACGCTATTGAACAATTACAGCTTTATAGTATTTATCAAAAGCATTGGACTGAACATAATCCTTCCATTACTGTATACTATAGAGATAATGAATTCTTGGATATAGGTGCATGGATTTATAATAACTTCAGTGATGTTTCAGGTGTGTCTCTTTTACCACACTCAGATCACGTTTATAAACAAGCCCCTTATCAAGAGATTACAAAGGAAGAGTATGATACCTTTGTAGAGAGTTTCCCTTCAATCGATTGGGGTAACTTAAAAGAGGAAGAAGACACCACTACAGGAACACAAGAGTTAAGTTGCTTAGCTGGTGCCTGTGACATTATAGGAGTACAGACATGATTACCTGGCACTTAATACAAGGTTGTACCTTGGGAATGGAATTAGTAGATGGTAGTATGTTAGACTCTAATGATAGATCAGTTTACTTAGTATTAGATTTACTTTTAGTGAGAGCAGTTATAAATATTTAAAGGAGAAAATATGCAATACACGCAAGTGCAAATTAACAAAGTAGATAACGGTTATTTAGTAACAGCAAATAAAGTTATCTTTGGTCAACCACAACCTGAACAGACTATTAAAGTCTTTCATGACTGGGAAAAAGTTGAAGACTTTCTAAATCCTAAAGTAGCAATAGCTTCAGCATAAATAACAAAGCCCCTTAATTGGGGCTTTTTTATTACTACTAATAACAGTCTGTTACAATAACCATTATTTATTCATTACATACATTGTAACTTCGAAACCAAAACGCATTTCAGTTGCTGATGGTGTTGTCCACATAGTAATCTCCTTAAAAGTTAATGTAAAGTTTTCACTCTACCCAATAATTATACCATAATGAATGAAAACAATCATCAGTAAAACCATGAATCTATACTAAGTAGCCTGTGTTTGAGCTGTTAAGATACCATTAACAAACGTCATACTTCCAGTAGCTCCTCCTGGAGTTACAGGGGCTGTTGTAATAGTAGCAGTCAACCCTAAATTCTGTGTAACAATAGTACCAAAAGTAGGAAGAGATACCACAGAGTTCCATTGAGCTTGGCTGAGATGATAATATTCACTGCCTACACCTCCCTGTATATCTTGTAAGGCATTATGCTGACGAGTTATTATATCTCTTAGGTTAGACCCAGTAAAGTTAATAGTAGTCCAAGAAAGCCCTGCTTGTTCACCTAATAACTGTGATACTTTAAAAAACCAATCACGCCATACAAATACGTCAGTAATTGGATTGTTAGGTATTGGAGGTAAGTAGATAGCCATTACCTTGCGTCCTCAAGTTCTTTCATTTTATTTTTAACTGTTGTTTCTTTTTTTTGTTTCTTACGTTTCATAAGGACTTCAGGACTTGTATTAGCTTTATTAGTTTGCCCATAAATAGGTAAACCTACGGTACTAGCTACACTTCGTTTAACAGTATCACCTATAGGAGCATCAATAGCAGCAGCTACAGAGAAAGGTCTAAACGGTTTAACTATATGAGCAGCTACATTTGACCAGTCTTTATTAGGATCTTTGTATATTTCTAGTGTAGTTTTAGGAACGTATGCCATTTTGTTAAATAAAGTTTTCCAGAAATCCTGTGTCCAATGGACTACTTCCATAGAGTGTTTAGCTGCTTGCATTGTAGTACCATCGCCTAAATCTAAACGAGTAGGATCTTTATTATCAAATATAGATTTACCTGTAATAGCATACTGTATACCATTGTATAGGGTAGCCCAACCTATCATTGTAAATAATGCATAACGTCTAGCTAAATCTGAATGATTTGTAGGATCAGCTAATCCTTTAAGCCCCTTACGTAATTCCCAATTCTGAGGTTTTAATAACTCTTTAGGTAAACCTGTACTAAATGCTCTTATTGTAGAAAGAGTCCAATCAGGAGCAAAGAAAGCAGCATTAGCTAAAAATCTATTTTCTTTTTTAAGAAGCCAAAACAAACCATCTTTAAGCATTTTATTTTGTGTGCTATTAGCAATGTCTAACCAATTTAAACCACCAAGAGTATTATCAACAAACTTAGCTACTTCTCTTTCAACAATATGACTAGGAATTTCTGGATGTCTAGTTGTTATATTAGTAACAAAGTGTTGCCATAATTGTAGTTTACCAATAGTATGCATGTAGTCCCAAGTAAACCTATCTAAATGACGTAAATAATGTTCTTGTAAAGGATCCGTAACTCTACTTAATAATTTAACACCTGAAATGTTTTTACCTACTTTTTTACTAAGAGGAGTAATTAAAAAAGTATTAATAAAATTATCAACATTTTGACCTAATTTTTCTACAGCACCTAATTTAATGTCTTCAGATTTAATACCAAGCCCACTGTCTAAAGCTCTTCTAACAGTATCACTTGCACCATTGCGTTCAAACTCTTGTAATGCTAGTCTAGAACCACCACCAGCAGTAAAGATTTCTTTAAGCATTAAATCAGGAGCTGCTGTTGATTTAGATATAAACAAGGAGGTAGCATGGAAAGCTGATAAAGATACTTGAATAGTTTTTGCAAGCATAGATATAGAATCAAATGCTTTTGATATAGCTCCAGGTTCTTTTTGTAAAAACATAAACCCTAAAGGTCCTACAAAATCAGGATGTACTTTATAACCTTTTAGTGCTTCTGAACCAGGACCAGTAAACGAAACATAATTACCCTCAAAAGAAAGCTTAGGATCTTTAGTTATAATAGGAAGTTCTTTAAAAGAACCTATTAATCTATCACCAGTCATTTTAATTTTAGTTAAATAATTAACTAAACGTTTTTCAATTATTGCTTGACCCATAGAGTCTTTATAGATTTGCATAATCTTAGCAATATCTTTTTCTACAATAACACCACGAGTATCTATACCTAAGGTTTCACCAGCTTGATGTAACTTAGTTTCAAGCTCTCTAAGAAAACGAATTGTACGAGCTTTAGAAAAATCTCTAAAGAATCTAGGATTAGTATTTTTAAAAATCAAATCAGTAAGTTTAATTTGATCAGCTCTATTTACTTTACTACCTTTAAAATTAAATGCGTGTGTTACATAGTTTTGTCTAGTTTTTTCATAGTTACCCTCTGTTCTAGCAAGAATATCTAAACGTTTAAATTCTTTTTTAGCTAACTCCATTGCTTTAAATGTATTAGGAGTATCATGTGGACGACTCTCTACCTTTTCAATAGCTTTAGATAATCGTTCTTCATGTCGTCTTAAAAATTCAAGTTGTGCTTCTGGAGGAAACTCTTTAGGAAAACCTTTAGACTTAGTATAATTGTGCCAAGCCTTAAAAAATCCTTTAAAGTTATTTGGATTTGCTTTAGCAGCAATCATATCATTATACGTTTTTATTGCTGGTTCACCTTCAGAAATCATCATCCGATAAACATCTCTAGCTCCTATCATACCTTTATCAATACGATCCGCCATACTTTTAGGTAAACCTAAGGCCTTACGTCTTTCAGCTCTAGCTTCTTTAGCTGATACAATTACATCATCATCACCATAAAGTTTTTGACGTTTAGCTTCTTCATTTACTAGTACATCATATTTCTTTTGTCCTTCAAGAGCAAAAGTAACATGCTCTCTATTACGAACATCTGGCATAAGTTGTTCAAAAGCAGCTCTCCAAATCTTAGACTCTCTAACATTTTTAGTTAGTTCATTTAAAGATACTCTTATAGCTTCAATTGGCTTTTTAACATTTAATATACTAGCTTCTTGTTCAGGAGTAAACACTTGACCTGCTCTAGCTTCAGCTTCTGCTACATTAGCTACATCTTGAGGCATTGGATGGTCAGGTAATTTATATTCAGCCTCAGGTTTAGGTTGAGTCCTAGCTGACATAGCTTCATCTAATGTAGGAAGTTTAAACTTCTTCATTATATCAGCTGCCATTTTATCAAAACGAGTTGTTATGGCTGTTGGAGTAGCAGCAACAGCACTAAAAACAGCCGCTTCTTTAATCTTTTTAGCACTAAGTTTTTCACCAGATGCTAATTCAGAACCAGCTTCAAATGCACCACCTGCTGCTCCCATAAAGGCTCTTTGTGTCCAAGTACCAATCTTTTTACCACTACCTAATACAATAGGTTTTAAGAACCCTGGTCTAAACAATACAGTACTACCACCATACTCACCATAACGAGTTGCATCAGGATTAGCTGCTATTTCTGCTTCACGAGTCTTAGTATCATAACCAGTAAACTCTTTAAACTTTTCAGGCATAAACTCATCATAGAGTTTTTCTACAGCTTTCTCTCCAGCAATTAATCCCCCTACACCACCTACAATAGCTCCAGCAACACCTCCAGGAAGGCCACCATAGATAGTTCCTAATGTTCCTAACCCTTGGGCACCCATAGACATTGCTGGTGCTGCTGCAAGCATCTTACCACCTGTTGCTAAAGCACTCTTAGTAAATGCTTTAACAGCATCAATGTTTTCAGCAGGGCCCCCTTCAAAGGGTACGTAACCAGGATAAGATGATGTTTTAGTTCTAGTTTTGGTAGGAGTAATATAATCTTTTAAATAAGAACTGGTTTCTTTCTTTTTGTAATCATCAAGATAAGAACTAGTAGAAAGGCTAGGCCGATCTAACACCTGTAGAGGTTGTGCTTCATCAGCTTTAATACTTGCATTATCTGCAGTCATTATAGCTTTTAAATTTTCCTCGACCCATTCTGGTGATCGTTTTGGTTGTGGATATGGACTTGATGGTAAACTAGCCCAAACTGAACCTAACTTTGCGTTAGCAGTTTGGTAGTCTCCCTTTTGAATATCTTCTAATGCACCTTTATCTTGAATAAGTTTAAGTGCAATCTTCTTTTGACTTTCAGGACTAAAATCAGTAATACCTAGTTTAGGAGCAATATCATTATAAGTTTCTTTAGTAATTTGCCATTTTCCAGCAGCTTTACTTGGACCACTTTTAGTAGTTGCACCAACAGTATCAGGATGTTTAGAATAGTCATAGAACTTACTACCACCAACAATGGTGTTGTAATCAGGACTACCTTCAGCTTTATTTAAAAACTCTAAATAATTATCAACATTAGCATTAGAATCTTTTGTAGACGATGAAGTACGACGGTAGTCTTCTAAATAAGAACTTGTAGTTCCCATCTAAACTCCTTTATTTAAATTTTGCAGTATTAATTGCAAAGTAATCATCAAAGTTTAAACCAGGATGTTTTGTTTTAAATACTTTTTTAATGTATTCTAAATTATCTTTAGTTTGATCCTCAAGTAAAAATTCTATAAGTTCTTTTTGATTTTCACGAGTAAACCCTTCCGCCTCAGCTTTATCCCACATTTCTTGTGGTAATTTAGATTCTTTAGGTACTTCATTAGTAGTAGTAGTTGTAACATCTTTAGCACCAGGTTTTAACTTAGCAGTCCAAGTGGCAATTTTTTGTCGTTCAAGATTAATTTGAGCTTCTATATTTTCAACTTCTTGTTTTGCTAATATAATTGCTCTAGCTTGAGTATCAGGATCTAATAATAAACCTGTTTCTGAATCAAAATAAGTATTAGAACTTGTTAATTTTTCAAGAGTAGCTTGTTTTTTATTAAGAGTTGTTTGTAATGAAGCAACAGTGTCTTTACTTTCTTTAATATAAGTTGTAAGTTCTTTTTGTTCCATTTTACGATTACCAGTCTCACGTTTCCAAGCTCCCATATTTTCTGTTTCTTTAGTAAGTCTTTCTTTAATTTCTAATTGTTTTTTAGATTTACCAATATCAAATGTTAATTTAGCATCTTTTTGCATAAGTTCAAGTTTTTTAGCAGCTGACATAGAAGCATCTGCATACTTTTCAGCAATAGCTAAGCGTGCCCTAGGATCTGTAATAGTTCTTAATCTACTAGAAGGAATACCATTCATTTCTAATAACATTAATGTAGATTGCCAAGCTCTTTCTAATTCAACAGGATCATTTGTTCTTTTAGCTACTTCAGCATAACTACCAGCAACTCTACCAGTTATTTCCATAACATCTTTAGTAGCAGCAATACGACGAGACTGAGCCATAGTTCTCTTCTCTTCTAGATTTCCAGCAACTTTAAGTTGTTCGTAATAAGGTTTTAATAAACCTTCTCGTTTAAACATTTCAGCTAAGTTATAAGCAGACTCTACTTGATCATTAGCTTCAGTAAAATCTAATGTAGCTTTCTTAGCCCTTGTAGCAATATTATTAGGAGCTTGAGGTACAGGAGCTTCTTGTGGTAGTTGAGCTTGGTCATACCCTTGTATAGGAGCCTGTTCTTGAGGTTGACCTTCAGTAGGAGGTTGCTCCTGACCAGAACCAGCTTCCACTTGAGTTTGCAGAACTTGCTCAGGAGACTTATAATTTTTAGGAATAGCACCACCAAAGCCATAAGGCATGTCAGCAGGACTCTCAGCCCCAGCTTCATCATAAGTTCCAAATGGGGATGTAGGATTAATTTTAATTTTAGAATCAGTAGCATACTCTGTAGGAGTTTGATCAAGACCTGTAGGTCCTTGACGAGTTCCTTTATCTTGTGTTTGGTAAGACAACATTGGATCTTGTTGTCTATCCATAGTTGGAATAAGAGTAGGCTCATTAACTTTAGATTCAGCTAATCTTTTAATAGCATCCTCTTTTAATGCATTCTTCTTCATTAACTCTTTAGATTTTTTATAATCTTCTAAGTCAATTTCAGCTTCTTCTGTTTTAAGAACTTTCATTCGGTCTTCAGCCATTTTGGCTTCTACGCTACCAAAAGTTGGAATACCATGATACATTGGAATACCTGCCATAATTTATCCTTTATCCAAAAAATCCACCAAGAGCACTACCTAAACCAATAACTCCTTCTAGTAATGCTTCTTTTTTATTCTTCTCTGCTAATGATTGATAGTTAGCAGCATTTGCATAAGCTTGTTGACCTACCGCAGGAGATTGATTTACACCTGCTTGTACAGACAATTGATTTACATAGTTATTAAACCAGTCTTGAGCTACAGCAGCATTTTGTTTTTGTAGTGAAGCTAGAGTATTACCTGAAATAGATTGACCTGAAGCTGCGGCTTGTCTTTGAATACCCTTAGCTTGTTCTTCTTGAGCAAACTGATAACCAGGCATACCATAAACCATATTAGGATTTTGCATTAATTGATTTAATTTAGTTGCAGCATCTTGTCTAAATTGAGAATAAGGATCTGCACTTTGTTGAGCAGCTGTAGGAGATTGACCTGGACCATAAGTAAGAGCATCATAAATATTCATACCACTCTTAATAAGGTTAGTATATTTACTAAGACCACCAGAACCATAACCAGTTGGTATACCACCAGATTCACCTTGTACAAGTTTACCTGCAAAGTTACCAACAGAATCTAAAATACTTCCAAAAGAACCTGTTGCATTAGGTACATTACTTGCAAAACCACCAAGACTATTAATAAAGCTATTAGCTCCAGCAAACGCACTAGATACTCCTAATCCACCAGCTGTTGATAATAATGAACCACCAATAGCAGGTAGTCCAGACGTAAGCATTCCAGCACCAGTTAGGGTACTTCCTGTACCAGCTAAAATACTTGGAGCATTAAGAGCAGCAAATCCTGAAGGAGCAAAAGCAGGAAGTCCAAAGTATGCAGCAGCTAAAGTACCTACAGGTCCTAAAAAGTCTGCTACACTTCCTACAGCATCAACAACGCCACCAACTACGTCTCCTACAAAGTCGGCTACTCCTCCTACGATATCTCCTACAAATCCTGCCATGATTGTAAACTCCTAATATAAGTTATATCCATCTTACGAAATCCTTTTTTAGTATAAAATTTCTCTAATTTATCGACATTCATAGTAGCTGTAGATGAAACCATAACTTCATCAGCACCTATGCTTTTAGCCCATTCTTCTACCTTATTAAAGAGTTTTATACTATCTCTAGTATTTCTATATTCATGGTCAACCCACCAGAATAATTCTTGCACTCTTAATTTACTATTAAAATAGTTTTTATAACAAAGAACACCAAGCATTCCTGCTATTTTATTATTTATTTCTAATATAAAAACTTTAGCTTTACCAGCACTTAATAACTTATGAATAGAATTAAGAAATACTTTATCTTCAAAGTCTCCTGCCTTACTTTCTTCTGCAAAGGATCTACCAAATTTACATATAGTTTCTAGTTCTAAAGGAGTAGGATTTAATTCTCTTATCATACTTGTTTTAGTTGGTGCCTGCGTCAAGGTCCATTTCAAGAGCTTGCAATCTAATTGGCTGGTTGTCTGTGCAGAAAAATTCATATGCTCTTCGTCTAAAGTTACCGTTTTGATATAAGACACTTCTATTTGCATTTAAGTCAACATTACGATATTGAGACCAGTTTTGATAGTCATCATCTGTATGTCGTATTCGGAGTGTAGCACCAATCTTGTCACCTACTACTTCAAGTCTACCTATAAACTTACGCATAGTAGACTGGGCATCTATTAAAGGTGTTCTGATTCTAAATTGAATAGGTCCAACTAGATCAGTATAATTATGCTCACTAACATTATACAGTACTCCGTTGTCATTGTCAAGTGCATAACCTTCATTATTATAAGAAGTATAAAATACTCCATCTAATATGGTTTCTTGACCATTTACAAAAGATGTCCAAATAGACCATTGTTTTGATTTAATATCACAAACAAGAGTTAAGTCATCATCAAGTAGATTAAGAACATAAAAGTAATGTCCTGATATCTTTAATGAGTAGGACCTTACATTCTGTAAAGAAGACTGATTTAATATTCTTTCTATAGAAACATCTGATATTTGTACAGGTCTAGTACCATCAAGCATAAGAACTGTCCTACCAGTATTACGTCCTACAGCTACCCATACAACAGTTTGTTGCATTTCTACAACAGAGTTACCATTAGCACATCCAAACTCAATACGGAAGGTTTGGTTAGGTAATAGTGGAGATCCTATTGCATTACCTGCATCATAGAAAAACTCTGTAGACCATTGCCCAAAGGCTATTAAATAGTTAAAATGTTTAGCTAACGCTACACCTTTATCAGGCTCTGCCTCAGCTGTAACATAATTTAAAGCATCCCATTTGGTAGGATCATTAGGTTCACTGTTCCAAATCTTACCATCATCTGTCATTACAAATACATAAGTATCAAAGTAAGCAGTTCCTGGTACAAGATTACCTGAAGGAAAACCATTTAATAAACAGGTAACTACTGCTGGAATACCAGCCCATAAAAGAGTAGCTGTACCATTAGCAGCAGTACCACTAATATGTGTAGGAGCAGAAGTTCCTGAAGTACCTGCTACAACTACAGTATAAAGGTTAGCACCTGCTCCAATTTGTTGACCTATTGTATAAGCTGTAGATGGAGCCCAAGCAGTTCCTACAGTAATACTAGGAGAGTTTGTATACCCTGTTCCAGGATTTGTAATATCAATTGTAGTAAGTATACTACCTGATATAACAGCTGTTCCTGTTGCTTTAGTACCTGCATATGTTAAAGTAGCTGTTCCGTCTGTTTGACTACCTGAAGTAAATGTAGGTGCTGTAGATCCAGTTGTTCCTGCAGTTGTTACAGTATATAAGTTAGCTCCATAAAATATCTGTGTATTAACTGTGTAAGCTGTAGTAGCTTTCCATTCAGTTCCAAAAACAACACTAGGAACAATAGATGTTGTAGTTCCAATATAAGCTAAGGTAGCAGTACCATTTGATGCTGTACCACTGGTAAACGTAGGAGCAGTTGTACCAAGAGTACCTGCAACAGTAACTAAATAAACATTAGTACCAAAGTAAATTGTTTGGTATTGAGCTACAGGAGAAGAAGCAATCCAAAGAAAAGGATTTAAATAACCTGTACCACCAGTTGTTACAGTAATAAAAGAAACACCATCATCACTAAGTTTTTTTAGTGTAGTACCGTCATAAGTGTAACCATAGTCACCTTTATGGAAAAACAAATAACCATTATTAAGTGTATTAGTAAAATAACAAGGAGTAGTAGATCCTATTATTGTACCTACTGTAGTTGTAGTAGTTAAATCAGTATTATAAAGAGTATTGTTTAAGACTGCATAAATCTTATTATCAAATGTATAGACACCTTGAGCAGTACCTGTACCAAAGTCTACACCTGATGAAACATAACCAGGTCTTTTCTTAGCATAGATAGTTCCATTATAGTCATCTGGATAACAGTTAACCATCTTAGAACCTTTGTCTGTGGTATCATTACGAAACTCTACCCCATAGTTCATTGGTAAACGTAATGTTTGCATTATCTAAACCTTAGTATTTGTGCTCTAATATCTGGTTGGAAGAATGTAGAAGCATACTCTGTATCCCAAGCCATTAATCTTTGTTTATATTGTTCTGCTCTAGCAATAATACCACTTAGTTTTTCTATAGGTAGACCATAGTCAACTGCAATCTCTGAAGCTAATCCCCAGCGTAAACATTGAAACCATTCTGATGGAAAGTCAAATGTTTGATTAGCTGTTGTAATATCTTCAATAGGACGTTGTACAGTAATATGTAAATCATAGTTAGTAGCTGCATTAGAATCAGGAGTTAAAAATACTTTAAGTTCTCCATAAGTAGCATACGGCCAGTAATACACAGAGTTTACTGTACCTGTAGATTGTTTACTACCTAGTATGTTATACTCTTGTTGTGAAAGAATAGACATAGGCAAGTCAATTGGAGGACTAACAGACATGTTTCTTAAGAAAGACTGAATAAGTCTTAAAGGCTTATTAGTATTTATATCGTAAGAAGCTGAAGGTCCAATAGTATAAGATGTTTGATTAGCAACTAGTGGAAGAGTTAACTCAGTAACTGTCCATAGTTTAATGCCATCAGTCATCCAGTCTTTAAGCATCATATTAAGAACCATACTTGCACTCTCAATAGCACTTGCTGTTGGTTGTGTACCTTCTTCAAGTACACCTAATAGACGTAGTGAAGCCTGTATAATATCATTACGGGTTACACTAAACGTTGTTGTACCTGAAGTAGCCATACTTATCCTTTATGTTTACCTAATAGTTTTTGTATTGTCTTTGTTTCGTAGATACGAATAACTGTCCAAATAATTGTAAATAAAGCTGCAATAGCAGGTAATACTTGCATTAATGTTCCTACTGCAGTAGCTATTGATGCTGTGTCTAGTATGTGTTTAGTAGCATCTGTTAAATGTTCGTGAGGCATTATAAATCCTTGGGTTCCCAGCCGTATATCTCGGCTATTTGATATATTAGTTTATAGAAAGTTTTATTATGGAGTTCGTATCTTTTACCTTGAAGGTACATAATAAGATGCACCATCTCGTGTGCCATAGTTCTCTCAAAAGTTTGTAAATGACTTTGTTTAGCGGTACTAATTATTATACAATGTGGTTCAGGAGTATATTGTCCATATATTTCAGAATCATCTACAACTACAAAATCTATCTCGGAAGGTCTTGGTAACTCATACTTGTTGAAAGGTGGCAGATTACTTAACATCCTATAAACTGCTTTACACGTGTCAACTGTAATTAAGTTCATAGCATCAATATGGTCTAGTGCCAGCTTTATCTATAATTAGTACTTGTTTGCGTGGTTTATCTGCAAACTTATTAGGTATGGATATATGTACCCATGAATCAAACTCTCGAATAAGTTGATCATACTCAAGGTTTGTTTTAAGAATCTCTTTAACAATGTTATCAGGTGTAAGACCTGGTACTCTAATATCAGCAGCACAACCAATGCAATGCTGACTTGTAGGTTTACTGCCTATTGCAGTATTAACTGCTGGTGATCTATAAGCAGAATTAACCATAACGGGTCGGCCTAACACTCGACGAACTTCTTCTAGGAATCTAGCTAATCTTGTTAAGTTAGCTTTAGCCTCAACATTAGGAGTATTGTCTAAACCTTTACGTTCAGCCATCTCACTATGTGTTAGTTCCTCTAGAGTAAAGTTAGGACTTAGATTCATTTCTTTTTAATATAAAATAAACTTCTTTCACCAAATAAATAGAAACCTACAGCTGATGCAAAGTTATCTACTTCTTGTGTTGCAATACCATTAAGGTGCATATATGCCCAAGTAGCTAATACAATAAGACCAATCATAGGCCTCATAAGTCTAGTAACAGCTTCTACCCAAGGATAGCTAGGAGTACCAGATCCTGCATCATTCATAACCTTAAAGAACTCTAGGTCTATGTTCTTTATCTGAGCATACTGCTCGATGGTTGCAGGTTTAAACTGATCAGGTGCTACAAACTTATTAATAAGAGACTTACCTAAATCCATTACTACAGGAGCAAAGGCTGATAAGATTGTTATTGGATCCATTAATAGTTTCCTTCTGCAGATATGTTTACAAACACTGTACCATCTTTTAACGCTTCAATTTCATGCCATTGATTAGCAGGTAAATTAAAAGCACCACTATCTTTATCAGCTATAACTTCTTTATTTTCTTTTCTAATTGCAACAGAACCAACATTGCAAATAGTCAGATGGTTAAATGGATGCTCATGTTTAGGTATTCCTTCACCTTTATTTACATGATATACAGTAAATGATACTCCATTAAAACTAAACTTTTGTCTATGAGAAACATTGGTTATCATAGTGTAGTTATGTTAGCATCCTCAACTTGAGCACTTACTCTAGGAATTTCTAAAGTTCCCCAAACTGGTTGTGGTGTTTCTGAAAATTGTGTTGATAAGTATAAGTCTTTTAATACTTGTCTTAAAAATGATCTATATTGTATAAATTCATTTTTATTTAAAATATTAACGTCACTTAACATAGCATAGTCTGTTGCTTTTAATTGATCTAAAACATATTGTTTTAAATCATCTGGATTATTAAATGTTATCATTGTGTATTAGACCTTTGTAGTAAAATTTCAGTTGTTGATATAGCTTTTCCAATTAATATTCCAGACGTAGGTGTCAATGTAACAGTTCCATCAAAAGGAGCTGTTGAATAATATAATAATCCAATTGATAATCCAGTAAATCCATTTGCTACGCCATTAGTTACTACACTAGCTGGTGAAGAACTTGTACTAGTCTTACATATTCCAAGATAATTAAAGGCAACTGTAGCATAAGCATTAACTGTATAAGGAGTTATAGTAGGGGCTACGCTTGCACTACCCGCATTCAGAGCCAAGAAAGTATTTCCAGTAGTATATGTCATACTACCGCCATTACCAGACTCAGCAGCAACACCTACGCCTCCAGTATTAAATGTTGGGATACTAAAATCTCCACCAGCTGTAAGTGATATACTATTAATTCTAGTGCCATTATTACTAAACCAAAATGCTCCAGAAGTAGCATCTTTCCATGCAAACTCATTAGGAGCAAAACTAGGAGATGTTAAAGTTCCTACAAGGGTTAATGCCCCTGTAGTTTGATTGACAGTAAATGATTTCATTAAGAAAAGCGATGATGTATTTGTATACGTGCATATCATTCTTGTAGTTCCAACTGTAAACCATGTTGGAGTGTTACTAGCATCTGTAATATATGTTGTATTAGTTATTGCTCCTATATTACCAGTAGTATAGGATGCAGTTCTTACAGCAGTTCCAGCAATACCAGCAACAAGAATATTGCTAGATGTTAATAGTGTATTTTTAACAGTTGAAGAAAAGAAATTAACTGCTTCTGCATCGGTTGTTTGTGTGAGTGTAGTTCCAGACAAACTAACTGTATAGTAAGTTGTAGTTCCATCAAGATAAATGCTGTATGCATATATATTAGGAGTTACTTGCCCAACTTGAATACCAAGACTAGGACCACTTGGTGTATATGCATCTGATGCATATCCTGCAAGTTGATCCGTTCCTTTTGTAACATTACCAGAAGCATCTACAGTAAGAATAAACCATTTGTATGAATAACTAGTATAAAGTGTGCCACAAGAATCACGCCAATTGCTCTGTGCTAACATTGAAATAAACTGAGTTGCTGATATAGCAAAAGTATAGCCATAAGAGAAAGGGCTTTGGTTATCTGTAGTTGTTACGGAAGTTGTTACTGTTGTAGCACCTACAGTTTGAGCGCCAGTAGTTTGATTAACAGCAGAACCTCTATAAAAACCTGATGCGCTACTAGCACCAAATGTATATGTATATTGCAACATTCTAGAACCATCTGTAGATAATATACCAGTGCCTACGTTAGCAGCTGTAACTCTTGTTCCATAGGTATTTGTGACTGGAAGTTCACCAGTTTCACCACTAAGATTAATACCTACTACTTTACCAGCTGTAACTGATGTTCCAGATTTTAATGGAATACTACTTACTAACTGTGTAGGGCTAGTTGATATAGTTTGCCATGAAGGTAATCCTCCAGATACAGTTAATACTTGTCCTGTAGTACCAATAGGTAATCTTGCAGCGGCAGGCCCAGATCCTTCATAAATTATATCTCCTACAGTAGTCATAGGGTTTAGGGCATTAAATGCTGCCTCAGCTGTACTAGAAGCTGTACCTCCATTAGCAATAGGAAGTTGTCCTGTTACACCAGTGGTAAGAGGTAATCCTGTAGCATTAGTTAAAGTACCAGAAGCAGGAGTACCTAAACCACCATTAAATGCAGGAGCTGCTGTAAATGTTTGAGTTGTTGCAAAGGTATTAGTAGAATCTAATTGAGGTAAGTTTAGTAATGAAGCATTAACAAGTCTAAGTTCTACTTTATCACCTGCAGAAAAAGAAGCTGCAGTAGTGTTATCTTGAGCTCGTACAATAGTAAATGTATCTGTAGATCTTGCAGTTACTTTTACAATTTCAATTACAGTACCTGCTGTATTAGATAAAGTACAGTAAAAGTATTGCCCAGCTGTAGGGCTTGGAAATAAACCACCAGTAGCTGATGCTACAGTTAATGATGTAACAGAGCTATTAATGCTTGACGCTAGGGTGGTAGCTGCGTTATTTGTAAATAAATTTATTCCTGCCATATTATTATCCTAAAGTTTTAGTGTTAATTGCTGAACCATTAATTGATTCTGGTGTTGATGGGAGTTTTCTGAAGTAATTTAAAGTTGCAGTTACTGTACTATAAGCATGTGGATTCCACGGAGCCCAAACAATAAATGGTACTAAAGTTACTGTACTAGTAGTTGGACCTGAGTTTGTCATTGCCTGTGACAAAGTTACTGGTATAAAGTAATTAGCTGGTTCTGGTCTTAACCAAGGAGCAATCTGAGTATCAGGTACTCCTCTTACAAAGTCTTGTGGTTGACGGATTTCCCAGTCGTCATCACAACACATTAAACCATCCCAACGTTCAGTTAGGGCACTAGCTTTATATTTACGACCACAGACATCACAGTCTGCTATCCAATCTCCATTATCGTATCTAGAGGTATAACTCAAAGTTATCTCCTAAACGTTAAGAGGAGCTAAGACTGGAAGATCTGCTACAATAGTGTATATATTAGTTAAAGACGTGGTAGCTGTCATTACAATACGATAGATAACACCGTCTAAACCACCAGATATTCTTTGAGCTACTACTTGACCACTTATTGCAGGAGTTCCTACTTTAATAGCATTAGGACTAGCATCAGTTCCTGATACAACTTCTATTGTACAAGCTGCTGAAGATATGGTTTCAGAAGAAGCCATAATAGGTGAGAAGTCAAAAGTAAACTGCTCATTTTCTGTGGTTATTTTATACGAGAATGAGGTACTCATACACGGTTATCCTTATCAATAAATACGGTTCTAAATTTAACTACAGTAGCTTGTCTAAGCTTTTCTGTAGCAGCTATTACAGTGTTAAATCTAACTTTAGCTATGTCTCTAATCTTATCAGCTGCATATATTAGTCTATCAACTGGATAATTAACAAAAGAAACTACACTAGTTACTACTGTAACAATTACATTATTTAGTATATTTAAAGATTTAAATAAACCTTTCCTTAATATAATACCACAATTTACAGTAATTGTCAAGACTTTTACATAACTATTTTTTATAGTTGATGTTGAGGTAGAAACTACAGAAAGTAACTTGTAAAGAAGTTTTGTTCTAAGTAAGGTTACAACAGAACTAACTGTAGAAACTACTAGTTTTCCAACACGTTTAACTAGACTAACAGTATTACTAACTATACTTGTAAGAGTTTTTGACACTCGTTTTGTTAAAGTTTGTGTTACTGTTGAAATAACTGTAATTAGTTTTCTAGCAGCTTTGATAATACTTACTGTAGAAGTTGATGCATAAGTAACTAGTTTACCAATTCGTTTAACTAAAGTAACTATAGATGTAGATAAACTAGATAGAATCTTACGAGCTTGCTTAGTTATACTTGCTGTAGAAGAAGAATAAGCTAGTAAAGTTACTAACCTATTAATTGCTGTTATAATTGTAGCAACGTTTACTTGAGCAGTTAAAACAAGTTTACCTGTATACTTAAGTAATCTAACAATAGAACTTTGGGTAATTAGTAATAATTTACCTACTTGTTTACGTAAAGTAACAGTACTTGTAGAAAGAACACTAAGAATTTTAAAGTATATTAATCCTTTAACTAAAGTACTAGTAGTTGTAGAAACTATTGTTAAAAGCTTACCTACATTTTTAGTAAGACTTTCTATACTAGCTACTAAATTAGATACTATTAATTTACCTACTTTTTTTAATACTGTGGTAGTAGATGTTGATACTACAGTAAGTAATCTACTTAAAGTTTTTAAAGAAGTAAGTGTACTTGTATTAGTTACTGAACTACTAATAAGTTTACCTACTCTCTTAATAAGAGTAGTAACAGAACTACTTGTAGAAGTTAAAAGTTTACCTATACTTTTAATTAAACTAGTAGTTACTGTACTTGTAACTGCTAAAAGTTTCATTTGAACAGCTTGAGTAGTAATAGATACTATACTAGATATACCACCCATAGCAGCACTATTTAAAGCACTAATATTTAAAGCAGAAGTGTTAAGAGCACCAGAAAGAAGATTAGTTCCAGTTGCTACAAGTGTCTTAAATATACTTTTAACTGTTGAAACAGAACTACTTACACTAGTTGTAAGATTTTTACTTCGAGCAGCTATTGCTGAAACAGTACTACTTACTGTTGCTGTTATACTTTTAGAAACTCTTTTAGTTAGAGTAGTAACTGATGCTTGAATTACATTTAATAATTTTCTTACACCAAGAGTATCATTTACAGATGAAGTTATTGGTGTTGTTGTAACAGCTCGGTCTACTATAAGTCTAAAAGAAATAGTATAAGCATTTAAAGCTGTTGATGCACCTGCTGTAGTAGCTGTTCTTGCTGTTGTAAGTCCTGCTGGTGTTTTATTTTCATCAACCACCAACATACCTGTTACAGATGTTGTTCTACTTTGTGATACCCTTTGTGTAGTACCAGCAGGAGCTGTCCAAGCACGTGTTAAACCACTTGATACAGCACCACCATAAATACTTAATAATAAATCATTATTAATTGTAGTTGTGATGGTAGGTGAAGCAATAGATGTAGCTGAGGCTGTAGCTACTGCTGAGATAACATCAATAACATTAGTACTATTATAAGCTAATACAACAGCTGCAGCAGTTGTACTTACATTTGTTATAGACTGAGCTGTATCCCCAGCTGCTGCTATTTTATACCAAATTGTTAAGAATGGTGCTGCAACTGTATATCTTGCTGCTTGTGTATAACCTGTAGGAGGTGTAGGACTAAAAGCAGTACTTGAGGTACCTACTATTAAAAGTAAATTACCTGCTGCCCAACCCGTTGGTAATGCTGGGGTTGGGTTAACACCAGTAGCAACTGCACCAGCTGCAACAAAACCCCAAGCCATTTAGATTAACTAAACTGAGTTTTAAATGTAAATTGAATACTGTCGCCAGTTGTTAAGTTAATTGTTGTAAAGTCACCTTTAACAAATAAGTTACCAGAGGTTAAAGCATCAAATAAACCAGCATTAGTAATAGCTAAAGTACCGCCTGCTGTTTGTGTAGCTACTACTTGATATGTATCATTTGTTGTAGTAGTTGTTACTTGTGTTGATGTACCTGCAACTCTAG